ATTGATGTCTACGAAAGCGACTTTGGAACTTTACAAGTTGCTCCAAATAGATTCATTAGAGATAACAATGCTACTGCTGCTAAAAAAGGTCAAGATGCTCTAATTTTAGAGATGGACTACTGGGCAGTATCTTTCTTAAGAGATTTCACTCTACAAACTCCAGCTCAGACTGCTGACGCAGATCAGAGATTTATGGTTGCAGAGTACACTCTTGAGTCAAGAAACGAAGCAGCTAGTGGTTTGGTTACTGACCTTACAACTTCGTAATAAATAAAAATTGTTAGGGGTGTAACCTTGTTTAGATATACACCCCTTTCAATCAACCAATGTTGAAGTCCTAAAAAGGTTATGGGCGGAACGACAGAGGAGTAAAAATGAGAACACTTAACGATTACTTTATAACTGCTGAGATTGAAGATATTTCTACAGCTTCATCAACTTTTGTTGCTATTCCTGATGGCGGAAAAGTAGTTAAAATTATAACTGCTTTACAAGGTGCTATTTCAGGTGGAGATGCAGCGATTACTTTTGAAATTGGTGGAACTGCTATGACAAATTCTGCAATAACAGTTGCTAACTCTGGATCGGCTGCTGGTGATGTAGATTCATCTACACCTACTGCTGCTAACAGAGTAGAAGAAGATGGAACTATCGAAATGATTACAAATGGTGGTTCTACAGGAACACAAAAATTACTTGTTACTTTTGTTATAAGAAGATAATAAGGACATGGGGGGATCTTGCCTAGCGGTACTTCCCCCCTTCAACATTAGGAGAAAAATATGAGTTTTAATTATGGATTAAGACCTACAACAGTTCAGATGATCGCCTTAAGTGGTGGTACATCAACTCAATCAGCAGCTTTTGGATCACAGTCAGAATATGTAAGAATTTGCTCTAATGCAGCAGTTCATATTTTGTTTGGTTCAAATCCAACCGCAACAACTAGCAGTATTTTTATACCTGCAAACGAACCAGAAATTTTTAAAGTTTCTCCAGGTGAAAAAGTTGCTATCATTGGTACAAGCGGTGATGATATTTCTGTTGTTGAAATGAGTGCATAGTGGCAAAAAAGAAAAAACCTTTATTTGGTGTAAGCAACTATGTAAAAGAAAAGCCAAGAAAAAGACCTGGTAGACATAGCAAAAGACCAAATAAAAAATTTTCTAAAAAAAAATACAGAGGTCAAGGCAGATGAAAAAAGATGTAACTTTTAATGGTTTGCAAAAAACCACATATATGAAAGATGATATGGATGGTAAAATTGCAATTAAAGAAGAAGTTAATATTGATTCACATTTAAAACATAATAAACGATTACTTACATTAAATGATGGTTATTCTAAATCAAGAGATTTAAAAAGAGTAGCTAGTATTCCAACTATTGCTTTATCTGTCTGGGCGAATGAGTATAATGGTAGTCGTAATTGGTTTTCACTTCCAAAAGAAGTGCAAAAAAAAATATTAAAGAAAAAACTAAATTCAAGTGAGTTTAGATATTTTAAAACAGCAGAGGGTAGATTATAATGGCATTAAATACTTATTCAGCTTTAAAAACTGCAATAGCTAACTGGTTGAATAGATCAGATTTAACATCAGAAATATCTGGTGATTTTATTGTACTTGCAGAAAAAGATTTTAATTCAAAATTAAGAATAAGAAAAATGATTACAACTGATAGTTCATTTACTATCAATGCCGAAACTGTAGCTTTACCATCTGGATTTTTACAAGTCAGAGATTTTTATATTTTAAATGGTGGTGTTAAATATGCTTTAAAATATATAACTCCTGCACAAATGGATCAAATTAAAGGTGGTTCAACTACTGGACAACCAAACACTTTTACAATTTTAGGAGATAACTTTAGATTTGCACCATCTCCTTCAGATTCATACACTGGTGTTTTAAATTATTACAAAGAGTTTGATCCTTTATCAGATTCAAATACATCTAATTATATTTTATCAAATCATCCTGCTATTTATTTATATGGTTCTTTATACCATGCTGCTAATTTTTTAGGAGGTATAGATCCTCAAAGATTACAACAATGGCAAAGAATGTATGAAACAGCTATGGAAAGATTAGATAGAAACGATAGAGAAGATCAATATGGTAATGCTCCAATGCAACAAAGAACAGATGTAACAGTAGCAGGTGCTTTCCATGATAACTATGTAGCAGTTACAAATAATAATCAATAGGAGAAAAATGCAAATACCTTTTGGAGAATGGCTACCTGACCAACCAGAATATTTAAATCCTGGTGCAACAACTGCAAACAATGTTTATTACGCACAAAATTCTTATAAAAGATTTCCTTCATTAGTAAGTTATTCAACAAATAACATGGGTGCAGATAGTAGAGGTGCAGGTTCGTTTAGAGATAATGCTGGTAATGTTTATAACTTTGTTGCAAAAAATACAGACTTATATCAATTAACTGGTGGATCATTTACATCAAGAAAAGGATCACTAACTGGTGGTAATACAGATTTTTGGACATTTACACAATTTGGTAATTATGTAATTGCAAGTAATGGAGTAGATGCACCTCAATATTATTTAATGGGTACATCAACTAACTTTGCAGATTTATCTGCTATTGCAACTGGTGTTCCTAACTTTAGAGTTTCAGGAGTTGTTAGAGATTTTTTAGTAACAGGAAACCAATCATCAAATCAAAACAGAATACAATGGTCTGGTATCAATGACATTACTGAATGGACAGCAGGAACTAAACAAGCTGACCAACAAGACTTACCAGGTTCAGGTGGTGAAATAGTACACATAACATCTGGAGAGATTGGTTATGTATTTAGACAAAACCAAATCATTCGTATGGACTATGTGGGTGGTGCAACTGTATTTAGATTATCAGTTATATCTCCAAATAGAGGAGCTGTTTATGGAAGAACTGTAGCTCAAGATAATAGAAGGGTTTTCTTTTATGCAGATGATGGATTTTTTGAAATCAATGGCGACCAAGTAATTCCAATAGGTGCAGAAAAAGTAAATAGATTTTTTGATCTTGATGTCAACAAAGCATACTTAGATAGAATATGTGCTGCGGTTGATCCATTTAATCAATTAGCTTTATGGTTATATCCATCAGCATCTAATACTGCTAACACAACAGGTATATGTGATAAAATAATTATTTATAATTATGCTACACAAAAATGGTCTACTGCTGATGCTAGTGCTAGTACCATATTCTCTCAGTTCGTTGGTGCATATACTGTAGAATTAATGGATATTATTTCTGAAAACTTAGATAATATTAATATTGCATTAGACACAGACTTTTGGAATGGTGGTCAATTATTATTAGGTGCAATAGATAGTGATTATAAAGCAGCTATTTTTTCTGGTACAGAAAATCAAGGAACTATAGAAACTAGAGAATTAGAGTTGTTTCCAGGACATAGAAGTAGTATAACTAACATTAGACCAATTGTGGATGCAACATCTACTGTAACTGTAAAAAGTAGAGAAAGATTAGCAGATGATGCAACAGAATCTTCATCTTCTTCTATGGTTACAAGTGGTGATAATCCAGTTAGACAGTCTGGTAGATATTTTAAAATTAAAGTTGTTACACCATCTGGCTCTACTTGGACTCATGCTCAAGGAGTAGATATAAACGCAACAAGAATTGGATTGAGATGACAGAAAAAACTGATATAGATAATGTTAGATATAGTTTTGAAACTCAAGAGTTTTTCCAAAGACAAATTGAAGAAGCTATTAATACATTAATTAATGATAGAAACAAAGAAAGCAATAAAGCATTTGCTTGGTTTATAGGAGATTAGATGCCAACTAATATTAAAGATTATTCAACAACACAAGCTAGTAATACATCATTAAATAGTATTTCAACAGCAGAAGGTATGTTACCTTCAAATTTAAACAATGCCATTAGAGCATTGATGAAAAACACAAGAGATTGGTTTAATGATTCACAATGGGTTGAATATGGTGATGGTGATGCTTCTTATACAGCAACTTATGCGTCAGCTACATCTTTTACTATTGATGGAGCAGATGTAACTTCAATTTATCATGCAGGTAGAAGAATTAAATTAACTGCATCAACTCCAGGTACAATTTATGGAACAATTGCTAGTTCAACTTTTTCTACAAACACAACTGTTAATGTAACTTGGGATAGTGGAACACTTTCTAATGAAGCAATTTCAAATGTTTATATTGCAGCTCTTTCAAAAACAAATGACTCAATACCAACAGGTGTTCCTGCTACAAAAATTGCAGATGGTTCAATATCAAATACAGAATTTCAATATTTAAATGGTGTATCATCAAATATCCAAACACAATTAGATGCTAAACAAGCAACT